AGTTGTAACTCTTTAATAATTAGTTATAATATTCCCATCGAAAACCGCCACAAGTCTTTAACTTACCCTTGCAAACCTTGCCTATCTGACTGGGGTCTATCGAGTAGTGTTTTCCTGCTTGTGCAGCGGTATCGAAAACTTCACCAGTATCTGTATTGATAACTTTTTTATGCCTTTTGTTGGTTGGAAAGCCTACCACGTCACCTTTTTCCAGGTATTCATCGTAATACATCCACCTGTATCCCCCAGCGCGCGCGCGGACACCATGCTTGCCACGCTCTGTCCTTTGGCAGCAATCGCCTATATTCCTGTTGTTTATGCCGTGCTTTTCAGCGGCTTGCGTGATGGAGTCAAAGACTTCTAAGGTGTCTAGGTTAATAACCTTAACCGAACGCCAATTATCAGCACCTGTGTACTTGCCTTTTTTAGCAAGACTCATTTTGCGGATAGTCTCTTTTGTAAAGTGACGCGCTTTATAGTTAGGATTCTTTTTTCCTGCATGTATCCCTTTGCGCGACAAGCTCATTTTGCGTTTGGATTCTTTAGAAAACCTGTAGCCCTTTGTGCCATTTCCGCCGATGCAATAGTTGTAACCATCGGTAAAGGCTTTATGGTGTTCAATCCAATAGCGTTCTTTTTGGTTTAACTCATCCAACGTCTCGGCTGTATCAATTATTTCTACTGTGAAATTGTCGAATCCATACTTTTCAATAGCTTTTAATAAGTGGTTGTTGTGGTATATTCGGGACTCGTAAAAAGTTTCTTTGCCCCTTCTAAAGTTAAGGTACGCCCAAACTCTCTCTATACCCTCGCCTGCAAAATTATAGCGTTCATTGAAAGTGTTGACCGTTTGCCCTATATACTTCTTACCATTTACTAAATTAGTGATCTTATAAATTTCCACGGCTTCACTCCCGCCTCTCTATAAGACCATTATACCATAAAAAGTACCACATTGCGACATTATAAACTAACAATTAATATCATTTTGTTATAAGCGCTACCCTATAACAGCGACATTGTCGCCACCCTTTTTCAAGGCGTGTGTAGACTATTTCTTCAACCTCTCTTTAGAGGTGCAGTGCGCTTCCACTACCAATCGCTTGTAGTGTACTCCCATTTCAGGGATAGTCGTTGAGGGCAATCCTATTCGGATTTTCCCTGCATGAACACCCATTTTTTAGGGATACTTAGGATTTAACCATATATCCATCCTTGCGTTTTTTCTACTTTCGTACCTTCATATAAAGTTTATTTCATCCTTATATTGTGGTGCAAGGCTTTAGGGGTTACCTGCATATATGCACTGTGTCCTATACAGATCGCTCTATATACGGGGCATCATTACCCATTCTTGAAAGCCCTCTCTCGACAATCCTATCTTTTGGGATAATTTATCCACTCTATCCCCTGCACTGGCGGTCCCCTTGGCAATGGCGGTAAGCCCACCAGCTACGACCGTTCCTGCTCCAACTATAGCAGTACCAATCCCTACCGCCTTTTTAGCCACATCACCGAATTTTTCCCCAGTTGATTTGGCTTTTTTGTCTGTGCTTTTCAATGTTTCAATTGCCTCTTTATCGTCGATCAGTATGCTTCCAAAAAGCTAAAGGCGGAAAAGCTCCACCTAAACCATCCCCTTTCAAGGAGGGGCGTTCATCCCTCCCCGCCGTATATTTCTTTCATTAGTTCATCCTTGCTTCGCAAGTCAATTTGTGGTTGCAATCGTTCTTGATAAAAATCTTCAAAGCCTACATAATTGTCCTTTGTCATATTCGGTAGATACGCCAGCCATTGTCTGTAGTAATATTCTCGATTGTCTGATTCGTCTGCCTTGTCGTATAGTGCCATGCCGTCTCTAAAAGGCAAGGATAATACATAATCAATATTTTTGTATTCCCTTAGCAGTAAAGCAACCGCATCTATTCGGCTGATTCTACTGCTTGCTGAAAAAAATCACCGAATCCCTCCGCTTGGATTAAGTCAATGAAAAACTGCTTTATTTCTTTGAAGGTCATCTTGCCTACATCCTCGATATCCTTTTCGGATAAGTGAGCAATTAGTTTTTTTATCTCTGGCCCAGCTTTATGCATGGATTTCAAGAAAGCCCCTGCCAGTTGTACTACTACGGATATCCCCACTTCTTTGCCTATCTTTTGCGCATCACCAATGTTTTTCAGCTCGTCTTGTTTTATGCCTTTTACGATATCTTGTATATCAATTACAATGCCTGTTTTATCCAACACTGCAGACATCATAAGCACTGCATCAAAGTCAAATTGTTTCATAATACCCTCCTAAAATAAAAGGGCTGTTGCCAGCCCGTTAGGTTGTTGATTGGAATTCTACACTCCAAGGTGGCGTGTCTCTCGTTTCTTCATCATATGTGCCAGTAAATTCTAGTGAAGGCACAACTTCATTTTTATCCTCAAGTGTCCACTCTAGATTGTTCATGTTGATAGCATCTTTAATTTCGATTGTTACAGATTGGCCGTCTTTGGTCTTGCCAACCCATTTGACATCGTTATAATCACCTGCGGCGATTGTTAGCGTGCCAGTTAGCTTATTGGTGGTTAAAGATAGACCAGGATAATACTTTGTCATATCGGCGGCTGTAAACACATCTAAAGCGTTTACTGTTAGTTTTGCGACTTCGGTGTCGATTACTATTCTACCTTTGACGGGTCCCCTGTCTCCATCGGCTTCAATCTGCCTAAATTCCCTCTCGACTGTAAATGTGCCCCCGCCCCTGGTTAGTCCAATCGGTGTAGTGTTAACTGAAAATACACCATTTCCTAGTAATATTTTATCTGCCATTATTTCACTCCTCTACTTAAAATAAGCTCGCACTGCATACCTCAAATTAATCATATGCGCAGATACAAGCTCCTCTGTTGGTACATAGTTTCTTCCATCTCTCACAAAATGTAAGTTTAGTTCATCAGTGTTAACCACCGTCATATTAAGCCCCTTGTCAATGGTATCGGCTAAATCCTCAATACCCCTTACACTTTTAGCACCATCCTCGTATACGTCGATATTGATATATAGATCTTCGCTTGGATATGTGTTCATCACACTTTCGATGCGATACACCGCATATGGAAAAGTAGGGGATTGGGGTGACTTATTTCGGTATACTCGTTCATGCTTTGTAATCAAGTAATCGTAAACTTCATCTGCAACCGCATTCATATTCACCCTTATTCCCCCCTTATTTCATCTATGGCTTTGCCGATCATCTCTTTAATCAACTCTGCATTTTTCACCACTACTGGCTTTATAGGGTCAGCTTCTTGTCCGGTCATCATCCTGCCTACAATACCTGGTATTGACAACTTAAAGCCTATCTGCAAATCCTTTTCGTTTCGCCTTGCCCAATAGCTTAAAGTCTTATTCAGTATTCCTCTTCTTGCATGGAATTGGCTTTTCAGCGTGGTTGCTTTGATTTCCCGGACCAATTGCTGACCAATGACATTCATTACTCTTGCGGGCTTTTCCTCAATCTTTGGTATTACATAATCAAGGTTGGATTCAAAGGTGAATGGCTCTCGTTTTTTTCTAGCCATTACACTTCACTCCCCACATGGCTGGTGACGGTCAACTCAATTACATCTCCCTTGTCATAGGTTCTAATGATTGAATATTCTTTTCCGTCGCATTTCACCTTTTCATCATTATTAAATTCAAAACTGTGAACCTCGAACATGAGTTCAGGCTTTAATCCTATGTTCCCAGCTTGATAAAACTCACTTTGCCGAATAGATTTTCTATTAGCGTATACTTCCCGCCATTCATAGGATTGTACAGGTTCACCCTTTACTATTGTTTCAACTAGATTGCCTAGTTCAATTTTTATATCCCATGTATTAGACAATCGCACCACCACCATTATGGATGATAAGATTATGCAGTCTAAATTGTAGATGCCTTGGTGTAGCTCCGCTTTCGTCTCTACTTTGATACCGCCATGTAGAGTAATCGACAACAAACATAAGATGATTTGCATTTGATTCATCCAGTGCAATGCCTTTTTCATCTTCAAGCTCTTTAATGATACTCTCGACGATGGCGACAAGATAAGCATCCCTAACCGATGTAGAGATGCCTAATCTTGCTTTTACCAGTTCTAATACGGTCGCTGCATCCATGTAATCAGCTCCCTTTTATTTCTTCTACCAAAATGCCAAAAGAGGTTGAGTTTATTTCCTCGAACCTCTTTTTGGTTGCTTCAAATGCTTCGCCTTTTTCTCTAACCTTCTTTTCTTTCAGGTCTTTGAACTTGCGTATCGCTATGATTTTCAATTAAGCCCCTCCTTAAGCTTCTGGTGTTTCGTCAGCTACAGCTTCATACTCAAAGTAGAATCCTGCATTTTCGTCAAAGGCAACAGCATCAAAACGAACAAAGCCAGCCAACAGTTCACCATAAATATTGTTGTCAGTCCATTTTACAGATGCTCTCTTTCTGTCAATTAATTTAACATATTCACGTGCATCGCCAACAAATGCAACTTTATCTCCAGCGCTATCGCCAATCACATCATCGTCAAGAACGATAATTTCATATCCA